TGGCACAAGCGGGTCGATTGGCACCATGACGGCCTGCGGGAAAGCGCGGTGCTGACGTGAAGATCGCCGTCTATGCCCTGGCCAAGAACGAATGCAAGCACGCCCTGGCGTGGGCTGATTCCTGTGCCGAGGCCGACGTGCGCATCGTCACCGACACGTGCTCCACCGACGGCACGCAGGGCATCCTGACGCAGCTGGGTGTGACGGTGGTTTCCGGCTACGTCGTGCCCTGGCGCTGGGACGATGCCCACAACCTCTCGATGCAGCACGTGCCGCCCGACGTGGACGTGTGCATCCGCCTCGACCTCGACGAGCGGCTCCAGCCCGGCTGGCGGCAGGCGATCGAGCGGGCATGGCGAGACGGCGTCAACAACCTGCGCTACAAGTACGTGTGGTCGTGGAAGCCCGACGGCTCCGAGGGGCTCGTCTTCCTTTCCGACCGCGTCCACGCCCGTAGCGGCTTCCGCTGGACGGCGGCCACGCACGAGGGGCTCGTCTGCTGGACGGGCGACAAGGTGCAGGCCCTGGCCGAGGGCCTCGTGATTCACCACCACCGCGACCAGGGCAAGCAGCACAAGACCGACCTGATGCTCTTGGAGGTGGCCGTCCGCGAGGCGCCGCACGACGCCCGTGCCCGGTGGTACTACGCCCGCGAGCTCGAGTACGCCGGGCGGCCCGAGGCCGCCGCCGAGTTTGCCGCCTACCTGCGGATGCCGGGCGGGCAGGTGACGGAGCGATCCTACGCCATGCGTCGGCTCTACGCCCTGACGGGCGAGGAGATCCACCTGCACCGGGCCGCGGCCGAAGCCGGCAACGAGCCCGACGCCTGGGAGCGGCTCGCCCTCGCCCGCTACCACCAGAAGAACTGGAAGGAGTGCCTGGCGTTTGCCGAGAGCGCCATCGCCTGCACCGATGTGGGCACGCACGCCACCGATCCCTTCGCCAAGGCGCGAGCGTATGACCTGGCGAGCGTGGCGTCGTGGGAGTTGGGCAATCGCCCACAGGCCCTCACCTACGCGGCTCAAGCGGCGGCAGAATTGCCGGACGACAAGCGCGTCAAGGCAAACGTGGCCGCGATGCGTCAGATCCTCGGGCAAGCAGCATAGATGGCATACCTGCGAGAGATCGCTGACGCTCTGGCCGACAGCCTCGACGCCGTCACGTGGACGCCCGCCACCACGGCGGTCTATCGCCGCAACTGGGCCACGGTTGACATCGAGGACATGGCCAACCCGGTCGTGTTCGTGACGCCGGGCGGCGCCGAGGTCTCCCGCGTCGGGCGGCAGACGACGCAGACCGACTACGCCGCCCAGGTGTTCATCGGGCGGCACGTCGAGAGCGACGCCGAAATCGACGAGATGATCGACTTGGCCGACCAGATCATGCTCTACATCCGGGCGCACGATTGGGACGAGTCGGCGACCTGGCCGACGGGCGTGACGAAGCCGCAGTCGCTCTCGGTGGAATTGAATCCCGACGACGCCTTGAATGACAGAAACGTTTGGCGGGCGGTGGTGACGGTGACGTATCGCGTCTTCGAGGCCGATAGCCTGCCGGAGGTGTGATGGCATCCATCGGCTCCCTTCTGTCGCGCGGCTCGCTGGTGCCTGATGGTGCCGGCGGATTCAAGCTGCAGATGGCCACCAAGTTCAAGTGGGACGAAAAGCGGTTTCGCCGCCTGGAGGGCGCGGCCCGAATGCGGGCGCTGTCGAAGGCCGGGCTTCGCGTGCGGCACTCCTGCCAGAAGCAGATCAGCGCCCGCAAGCCGTCCACCAAGAGCCCTCGGCAATGGAAGATTGCCACCCGGCATGGGTTTGACCTGATCGCCCTGGTGGACCGCGTCCCTAAGTCGGACAAGCTCACGAGCTGGCGAACGCCACGCAATCCCAGTGGGATGCTGCGAAACGACATCCAGGACGACTACGACCGCAAGAGCCGGAGCGTGGTGGTCGGGCCGAGCAAGTTTCCGTGGCTCAACAAGCTGCACGAGTTTGGCGGCAGCGGCAAGCGGTATTTCCTGCCCATCGCCAAACGTAGCCGCGGCAAGCGTGTCTTCGGCGTTCTGACAAACGTGAAGCCGAGCATCGGTCGAGGGAAAAACCGCGTCGAGCAGGCCGGCATCTACAGCTTCAGCTTCCGCATCAAGGCCCGGCCGTTTATGGCCAAGGGCCTGGCCGCGGCCCGCAAGAAGATTCCCGAAGAGTTTCGCGACCAGCTCCGTGGCCCGTAGCCACACCCCCTGCGATTCGGCCCGCAGCGGCGCGACACTGGCCGACACCGACCACCGGAGAAAACTCACATGGCTGGCGAAGTCATCGTCCTCGGCAAGAACGTGTCCTATACGGGCATTTCCAACGTTCGCGAGGGCACGATCACCACGACCTACGGCGAAGCCGACATCACGAAGAAGGGCGACACGAGCCGCAAGATCAAGAAGACGTGGGCCGAGCAGACGCTCGAGGTCACGTGCGTGGACGCCCCCGGCTGCGCCGCCGGCGATTCCATCTCGGTCACCGTCAACGGCGGCAACGGCCACAACCTCTCGGCCGTCGAGTTCCTGGTCACCAACGTGACCCAAGAGGAGCCGCTCGACGACATCATCACGTACACCGTTTCCGCTACGCGCGGCGTCCAGTCCTAATCGAGGAGCATCCACCCCATGGCAATTTCTCTCGGCTACGCTGCCGCAGCGCCCACCGGAGCCAACGGCGCCACCGGCGTGATCTCGGTCTCGTGGTCCAACGAGGTCGAGGCCGTTGACATCACTCACCGCGGCCATGGCGTCAGCGGCGTGGCGGGTGCCTTCCGCGTGGCCACCGGCGGATTCGTGACCAGGACGGTCGAGATCGAGTGCCTTGATGCCTCGGCGGTGATGACGGCCCTGGCCCAGGCGGGCAGCGGGTACGCCGTGACCAGCGTCACGGAGAATCAGCCGCTCGACGGACCGGTCACGTTCACCGTCACGGCCCGCGAGGTCTAAGCCAGGGAGGCGGCCGTGGCCATCACCCTTGGCAAGGACTGCACGCTCTCGATCGGCGGCAACGCCGTGGTCGGCGTCCGCAACGTGACGGCCGAGGAGAGCGTCACGGAGCAGGAGTTCACGCCCTACGGCTCCCGGCTGTCGCACGTCTACCCGACCGCCTACAGCCTCTCAGTCTCGATCGAGACAATCGATGATGCGTTCGATTTCCCTGCCGCCCTGGAGGCGGGCACCGAGCTGGCGGTCGTCGGCACGGGCTTCTCCTTCACCGGCGTGGTGACGAGCGTGAGCGATTCGCAGCCGCTTGACGGGCCGCGGTCGTTCAGTGTCACGATGAAACGCACCTACGCGGGGCTTCGATAATGCGAGAGTTTCGGGACGACCAGGGCCGGCCGTGGCAGGTGGCCTTGACGGTGGCCGCCGCCATGCGGGTGAAAGACAACGTCATGGTCGAGGTCGAGGGCGAGAAGAAGCCCTTCGACATGATCGACGTGGCCAGCATCTCGACGACGATGCAGGTGCTGCGCGGGCAATACACCACCCTGGCCGAGGCCCTGTACGCCATCCTCACGGCGCAGGTCACGCAGAAAGGCTTGTCCAAGGAGCAGTTCCTCGACGGCCTGCGGGGCGATTCGCTCGATGCCGGTGCGAAGGCCCTGGAGGCGGAGTTGATCGATTTTTTCCCCGAGCGGCTGCGGCGGATGGTCGGTCTCCTCGCAGCCAAGATGGACGAAGCGGCGACCGAGCTGATGGCCAAGGCCGAGAAGGCGATGCGGGAGACGACGACGGCCGACCTGCTCGAAGCGTCTGGGATGCCATCTACGAGGCCGCCGGAATCGTCGGCGTCCACCCCGGAGAGTGGACCTTCCGAGAGCTCTGCGCCGCTCGCAACGGCCGCCTAGAAGCCGATTGGTGGCATACCGCCAACCTGCTCTGCCAGTTTTACAACGCCAACAAACCGAAAAACAAACCTTCCGCCGACGCCTACAAGTTCCACCCGTTTGCCAAGAAGCCGAAGCCGGTAGCACGGCAGGCGACGCCCGAAGACCTCGCGAGACTGTTCGGAACACCTCATGGCTAGCGCAGCAGGAATCCGGCTCGGCAAGGTTTTCGTCGAAATCGGCGCCGACCCGTCGAAGCTCTTTGGCGCGCTGAACAAGCTCAACAAGCGCATCGGCAGCATCGGCTCGTCGATGTCGGCGTTCGGCGGCAAGATGACGGCGCTGGGTGCCGGCATCGCCGCGCCGCTCGGTCTGGCCGTGCGGCAGTTCGCTGCTTTCGATGATGCCATTCGTGCGACTGCGGCCGTGACCGGGAGCCTCGGTCCGCAGGGTGCCGCCTCGATGGCGATGCTCAACGACAAGGCGAGGCAACTTGGCGCCACGACGAGCTTCACGGCGATCCAAGTGGCAAACCTGATGACCGAGCTTGGCCGGGCGGGGTTCAAGCCGGACGAAATCAACACCATGACCGGCGCTGTGCTTGACCTTGCAAGGGCGACCGGCACCGACGCCACGTTGTCGGCCGGCATTATGGCCGCCACGCTGCGGCAGTTTGGCCTCGGGGCCGGCGACGCTGCCAGGGCGGCTGATATTTTGACCTATGCCGCAAACAGCAGCTTCAACACGGTCGAAGGGCTTGGCGAGTCGCTCAAATATGCCGGGCCTGTTGCGAAAAACCTTGGCCTTTCGCTTGAAGACACGGTTGGCATTCTGGGCGTGCTTGGAAACGTTGGCATTCAAGGCAGCGAGGCCGGGACCGCGTTGCGGAGGCTTGGCGTTATTACTGCGGGCTCCGGCGAAGAGCTGCAAAAGCTGTTCGGAATCAGCAACGTTGACGCGGCAGGCAATTTGAAGCCGCTGGTAGACATTCTGGACGAGATCAACACGGCAACCGCATCCATGTCGGTGGCCGAGCGCACGGAAAAAATGGCCAAGGCGTTCGGCCTCCTCGGCATCACATCAGCCAACGTCCTGGCCGGCTCTGCTTCGAGCGTCAGGGCGTTCGTTGCTGGCATGGCAAACATAGACGGCGTGGCCAACAAGTCTGCCAAGGCAATGGACGCCGGCCTCGGTGGTGCTTTTCGCATAGCGTTGTCTGCGATTGAAGGCACCGCGCTGGCCATCGGCGACAGCCTTGCCCCGTCTCTCCAGAAAATAGTCGAAGGATTTACGGCCGCCGCCGGTGGCGTTACGAAGTTCATAAGCGCAAACCAGGAGCTCGTGGTCAGCTTCGCGAAGGGGCTTGCCATATTTACTGGCGTCGGAGCCGCCATTGCCGGAGTCGGCCTTGCGTTGATGGCGTTTTCTGCAGCGATGGGTGTGGTCCTGAGCCCGATCGTGCTGATCCCGGCGGCGATTGTGGCAGTGCTAGTTGCCGTCACGGCGTTTGACGGAGGACTTGCGAGCCTTGCGTCAACCGCCAGCACAACTTTCTCTGGCATCTATGCTGCCATCGCCGATGGCGACCTGGCCGGCGCCATGGACATCCTTTGGAAAGGGCTCTACGCGGCGTGGCTTCGCGGCACGGAATCGCTCATGAACGCCGTCGATCCGTGGGTGTCTCTGATGCAGAACACCTTCACCTACCTGTCGGCCAATGTGCTGATCGTGTGGGATGCGATGCTCAACAAAATGGCGGCCGGGTGGGATGCCCTGGAGTCGAGCGTCCGCAAGGGATGGAACTTCCTCAACGCGGCCTTTCAAGGCGCCGAGGCCACCGCCCTCAACGACGTGGCGATCGACAACGAGATGCGCCAACGCCAAGCCGACCGCGAAGAGGCGCAGGCCGGCAGGGACCGCACCGGCGATGCTGACGCCACCGTTGCCGAGCGTGAGCAGCGAAACGAAGACCGCCGCAAAAAGCGTCGGCGCGAAACGCAGGCGGCCGAGGCTGACGTGCAGCAGGCCACCGCCGGCAAGCGCGAGCAGCGGGTGCGAAACGATCAGTTTTCCGCACTGCTTGATAACGTACAAAGCGCATCGACGATGGACGCACTGCGTCAGCTGTACGAAGAATACGACGCCCTATCGTCCAACGGACGCATCACATCCGCCCAGATGGATACGCTCGACGCTGCCTTCGAGGACGCGCAGGAGCGGATTACAAAGGGCATGGTCAATTCTGGCGGCGGGTCGTCTCGCCAAAACGTGCAGGCCGGCGCCGATGCAGCTGGCGCCGACGCCGCTGCGAGCCAGTCCGAGGTGGCTGGAACCTTCTCCAGTGTCGGGATCGGCGGCATGGGCTTCGGCAGCAGCATTGCCGAGAAGCAGCTCGCAACGCTGAACAGAATTGAAGAGAACACCAGACAAGGCGACGACGGCCTCATCGGCGACTAACCCATGCCAGTCACGCAATTCATCGAAACCTCCGAATCCCGGTCCGCCACGCTGCACCGCAAGGGCAAGCGGGCCGACTCCACCGTCACGGTCACGTACCTGGCGTTTGGCACCTCAAGCGACACCGAGGTGCACACGTACGCCAATGCCTTCTTCTCCACCAATCGCTTCT